GTATTTTTGTCCCACGTGTAATCTGCCCACCATGTGAAGTTGGGTTCTTCGTCATCTGGAATTCGTATGTGTGCTGTCTTTCCAAAGTAGACTGTCATGCCCACCTCAACGCAAACCAAACAGCATCTTCATCGTCTTCAAACTCAAAAAAATGCCCTGCCCAAGAAGGCCCGGGATAGAACTTAGCCTTACAGTTTTGTTCACACCATTTCATTACTTCCGTGCGATCATAATGATTAAAACAAACCTTGTGTAATACCGGCGTAGCTAAGGTGAAACTGGCTCCACGGGACTCATATGTGCTTTCTAGATAGGTAATCATGAATACCTCAACACAAACCAAGCATAATCAGCTTCGGTGTTAAACTCTAGCGATTCAACTACAGGATATGGGCCTTGCCATTCTTTTACGATTACCGTCATGTTATTAGCAATGCCGAATTCATACAAATACTTTTCAGCAGATCCAAGTCGGCGGGGACTGGATGCGTTAAATGACGCTTTTGCTTTCTTATACATTTGGCGAATGTCGCTGACACGAATCTTCATTACCACCTCAGCATGAACCAAGAAGCATCATTATCTCGTGAGAATGCCAAAACATCTTGCGTTTCATCCACGAAGATATAGTGCCCTTTTACATTCTCATCTAGCCAATGCCTGATTTCATCTTTAAGAGGGTTTTGCATCCCAAATACATGAAGAGGATGGAGCCACTTGTCCTTTACAGCGACATGTGTCCATTTATCCACTGGAAAATAATGTTGAATACGAGTATAATCTTTACTCATGACCACCTCAGCATGAACCAAGCGACATCCTTCTCATGCTTGAGAAAAATGTAGTATCCGCCAGTATACCAATCACCGTGCTTCAAGTTCTGTTCGCACCATTCACGTATTGCAAAGTTATCCTGAGGATCGAAATCAGAATACCAACCCTTGTCACGTTGTTCTACCCACTGGTTCTCGTCAGCGATAATGCCAAGATCATCTGTGTACCCTGCAGGATGTCCTCGCTCATAACGAAAACTCGGCTTTATCTTTTCTCGTGGAACTACATGCCATGTAGCATTGGTCTTTTTTACGTGAAAATCAATCTTAATATCAGTCATGTTTCCCTCAAGATAAACAGTGTCAAATCTTCTTCGCGGTCAAAAATAATGTGTACTTGACCTTCCCGAATCGTGATCTTTTGATCATACGTATCGTTCCAATTCCATACCCATGTACGGTCAAGAACCCTATCCGTAGCAATGACTTTGCGTAGCCGATTGCGGAACCATTCAGGTTGCTGATTATGATCCTTTGGGACTTTGTAGTAATACATTATGACCACCTCAATAGAAAAAAAGTGGCATCCTTCTTAGATGCGAAATGGACCTTTGTTCCATCATACCATGCATTATACTTGGCCAACATTTCTGTACGATATTCCAACCATTCATCCTGTTTGAAATTAAGACCTAGTCCAAAATGCTCTTGTCGGATGGTTGTAGTAAAATTTGCCCACCAAAGCTTACGTGGGCCGGCACCAAGTTTAGGTACCTTGTCATAAACAGTATCTCTAATTGGCAAAGAATAAGTCATGACCACCTCAATAGAAACAAAGTCATATCACGTTCATCTGTGAACTCGTAATAGTCGTTCCAAGAGTTATATGTTGCATTGTATTCAGATGCCATATCCCTATTCCACTCAATCCAATGCATATATGCACCGGAACCTTTAGGTGGATTTGTGCTATTATGCTCAGCAATAATGTTATACATCCAATGTTTATTGACTGTATCACCAAATTTAAAACGAGTATATAGCCGAAGAGCAGACACCACTTAGCCTTTCATGTCAAAGTGAGTTCTTATCACATCCGCAGTACGGTTGTCAACCACGTTGATGCATTCAACGATAGTCAACTCAATGAGCTTTTCGATAAAGGGAGTGCTATACACGTTGCAGCTACCCGGAATAAGCACAGTAGGATGTATCCGGCCCTCGTCAGAGGTTGCCCAGTCTCGTGCCTGTTCGATAAATTCTTGTACGATTAATGCTTTCATTTATAATCTCCTGCTTCCAGCATAGCAGAAAGAAAATTATAATGAAAGTACTTTGGGTAAAATTATGACCCAGTGACAGTTCCCGTTATGGACGTTGTACCCCACGTGTTAGCCAATGTCGTGGTCTCCGGAGAAGTCAAGGTCAAAACTGTAGTCGATCCTGATGATGCTGTCAATCCAGTAGGTAACTCGTTCCATGTCACATATATCGTAATGATGCTGCCGTTATCAGAGTTTGAGCCCTGAGTGCCATTTGTTTTTGCTGTGATAGAAATATTAGAATTTAGATAGCTAGATGGGCCGGTTGCTGCGGTCTGAGTAAAGATTACAGTATTTGAAGCAGTTAGTCCATAATATCCACTGTTAGTGGAAATCGTAGGAGTGTTACCGCTTCCGCCTACCTGAGTGACGCCGTTATACACTTTGCTAACAATTGTAGCTGAACCAGTCGACGGAGCAGATAGAACTACGTTACCTATGTTTGATGCTAGATAATTGAAAAGCTGATTGATTCCAGTGCCACTAGGATGTGATGCAGTGATGCTCAACTGCCCACCTGAGTTGAAGAAGTAGCGGGCTGCATCCCCATTAGCAAAGCTAACATTGAACGTAAAAGTCAATGAGTTAGACCAGGTTGTTCCATAAGAAACCGTGCTATTTGAAGTTGATCCTTGTGCAGCAGCATTCAGTCTGTTTGTATAAATTGATGTTAGATTAGAAGGTAAGCTAGACAGATATGTTATGACTCCACCTGAAGCGGGAGGAACAACACTAGGAATACTCGTGCCCTGATGAGTTGCTGCATTTGCAGTGTAATTAACCAAGTTGGACCACTGAGTATTAGCTCTGATATTGCCACCAGATGATACAGTAGCTATTGTAGTTTGACCATAGCCCGCGCTTCCGCCACCTGTAGCCCAAACTGCATTCAATGTGTTTGCTGCTGTTGTAGGATTGGCTCCCAAAAGAGCATTGAAGTCAGTTGCCTGAACAGTATTGTACTGGGCGTAACTCATTGATGATCCTATTACTTAATGGAAACGAATGCTAAGACGAACCCTAGACCATCATTTAGTTTATTTTCTAATGCTCTACCGATTACATTGAATGGAGTAGCTTCCCCTTCACTTGCAGCACGAGCAATACCTGAACCTGCGCTTACAAGTCGCTGACCCTTAAGGACAACACCAGAAACTTTAACTTGAACACGGCCTGAAACAGCGACTGGAGGGTGAGTTGCGTCACTTCCTGCACCTGCGTTCATCAAATACGCAGCAGTGTCAGAGATAACACCAAACACATCTTCTGCAAGTTCATATTGAACAGCAGTGATTTCAGCTTCGCCGCCCAGCTGGACGACAGTACCCGGTTCGTAGATATCGTCAGCAGCAAAACGTTCGGCCAAGTCAGCGTAAGTAGCTTGTAGTCTTGAACCAGTAGTGAGAGTCCAGTTACCTGTAATGCTTCCTGCTGTTGTGTTTGCACCAGTTGACAAAGTAGTTCCGTTGAATGCAGTGTTTCCAGTTGATAGCGCATTACCTACGTTTCCGCTGTATACTGCCATGTAAGAAGCTACGTTTGTGTTAGAGTAGTTGCCTGCAAAACTAATAGAAGCACCGTTTGCATACATGTAGTTGTCGCACTTGATACCATATGTGCCGCCGGCTGGTAGCTGGATACCACCAGACACGAAGTTGAGTGCAGTTGCACCTGCTCCACCTGCTCCACCTGAAATGTTCCAAACACCAGTGAGGGTACCGCTTGTCTGTGCATTGCCTGTAGTGATTGCAGTTGTAGTTAGTGTACCAACGTTAGCAACTGTTGAAGTTAGATTAGCAAGACTAGTATTGGCAGTTACAGTGAGATAGCTTAGAGTGGCAGCATTAGCAGTCATTGCGGTACCTAAGTTTGCATTTGCTGCTTGTAAATTACCTGTCACGACAACTGAACCAAAAGTAGTGTTGCCACCAGAAGAAGTCGAAGTGAGTGAGAGCCAGTTTGATGCATTAGTGGTTCCAGTTACTGGGCAGACATACAAAGTATTGTTGTTTGTATTGAACCAAAGCTGACCCTGAATAGGATTCGACGGAGGAGTAGTGGAGGCAAAATTCTCAAGCATTTGAACAAAGTTAGTATCAATTGCTTGACCATATCCTGCATAGTTGCGACCTGGCAATCCAAGAGAGGTACTAGTTGTATTAATAGTACCATCTTGAATGGTAGTCAAAACTGTACCATTACTGTTTAAAATTGTATATGCCATCTTCAAATCACTCCGTTCATCTATTTATCTTGCATCATGTTCACTGTATTGTCTTTAGGATCAAGTGGCCATACCACTTGATCAGGTGTATCAAAATTTTGAGGAATATCTCGCAATGCCTGTCTGTATATTGCATACGCATTTCTATCGCCGGGATAGTCTGGCATTTGAGTATAATCGCTATTTTTCAGTAATCTGTCTCGTTTAGCGCGAATAGATTTCCAATTTGTAACTATCGGCTTATCAACTATTACTAATTCGTTATCTATTACTGAAATCTCTTTGTGTCCTTTGTTAACCTCACTTAATAATTTTTGATGCATATCGTCCGTTAACTTAATTGCATCTTCTGGAAACGCTGCGTACTTGATGGCATCTGTATAAAATCCTCTTTGAGATGGACTATAATAGTATGTCATATCAATACCCGAAAGCAATCCATCTATATCCATAGCCTGCATTACCTGAGGATGGTGCCTGATAGAAAACAGTGCATCCGGAATTATATATGTACGGAACTTGTACCCACATGTCATCATTATAATTACCATAGCCCTCTCCTTTAGCTACAG